TGCCAAGCCAGCAGACTTAACACCTGCGATGTGGTTTTGAATAACCACCATCACGTTAGTGTTAGCGCTTGCTACATCGTCGTTGTCGGGGTCTTGGCTGATATCAAGGGCCTTAAGAGGCAACGTGGTGGTAGTTGCACCAGTTGTCACATCAAGCTCCATGTTAGATCTGCCAGAGCGGGTGTCGCCGGTTGTTGACTGGTCGACGATATCGAAGTTGCCGAACAAGTCAGCCACTGGGAAAGTGTCGTCAGCCTGAACCTCAAACACAACATCGGGATCATCAACGATGAACGCAATGATGTCGTCTGCGGCTACACCACCGGGGTAGTAGTTTGAAAAAACCTGCTCAGAAGAGGTTGGGTCCGTATACTGACAGCCGTTGAATACACCAACGACTGGAACAGTAGATCCGGCCGCCGCACGAGAAACAGTACCGCCAGTTAGTTGCTTAACCAAGTCGCCTTGGAAAATAGCACCAGATTGGTTGTTGGCGATTCTATAACGTGATTGGCCACCAGAATATGGAGCACCACCCATCATGTGGGCAGGACGAAGTCCAAAAGCGGCATCTTTATTAGCCATGGATCAATCTCCTATTGCTTACCAAAGGTTACACGGCTACTGCGGTTAGGATCGTATTGTACATACCGAGAATCGCCTCGGGTCTCATTGAACATATTATTGTCCAATGCGTCCTTAGCTTTTGCCGTCTCATTAGCATAGTGTGCACTACGCTGTTCGACGAACTCCTCGGGCATCTTAGCCAACAGTAAGCCCTCGTTATAAACGACGCCTTCATGCCTTCCGTTGTCCATGGTAGGAAGTTCCCATTCGGGAGGAAGGTCGGTTCCACGAACCAGCTCCCATCCTTCACGAATACGACGCGAGACATTAGCCCGGTCTTCCGCTCCTAACATACTCTCTCGAATCCATCGGTATACATAACCGGGAGGAGCCGGGGGAGTTTCCAACTTACGCACTGGGCGCCATACTTTTCGCCGAGCCTGATTATCGTGCGCTCCGCTTTCACGCGAAGAACGGGTGCTTTTTGTATCTGCCATTACCTTGCCTCTCTTTGAGCTACTTTCTGTTTCTCTTTTGCCACAGCCTTGAGCCAAGCTTCCTCGGTCATGTTGTGTGGCTTAAGACCACGCAATCGCTCCAGTTCACTAGAAGTAAACTTCACACCGTTCTTGTTGCCTCGTGTTTGTGGTCGACCACTTGGTTGGGCGGACGCAACTCTTTGCACGGCGGGTTGACGTCCTGTTGATTCGACCGCATCCGTGTCGTTACCGACACTTTTGCTTAACCTAGGATAAACCCTCGCGACTCGAGAATCTAGTGCCTCATAGTATTCCTCGGAATCCGGCTCAAAGCCTTCATTTATAAGGTTATAGTGAGTGAAGTAAGCAAACTGAGTGGCCTCAAGGTTTGTTTCATCATCGCTATCACCGTACCAAGGGTTCTTTTCATGCCATGTCATGGCCTCTTTAGTAGGTTGCACCTCTTCCTGCTGAGGCATCGCTTGCTGTTGAGGCACAGCCTGCTCCATAGGCTGATATTGCTCCTGTTGGGCTTGTCGACTCTTCGCAACTCGGAGCTTTTCTTTCTTGATCGCAATATCGTTTTTTAGCGAATCAGCCTTAGACATAAGGTCTGCATCTTGACTTTGAACTGCTTTTTTGTAGATGTCTTCTACTTGCTGTTCCTGAGCCTTCAGCTTGTCCTCTTCAGCTTGTAGCGTTGAGACTTGGCCTTGTACGGCCATTTGCTTGTACTGAGCCAGCTCATTTTGCTGTTGATAAAGAAGTTGCTCGTACTGCTGTGCGCGCTCTTCGGCCTCTCGCGTTTTAGCGTTGAGCTTGTTTATGCGCTTAGAGACCGACTTGGTATACCGCTCAAGCTCATCACCCTCGGGTTCTTGTCCCTCGGGTGCGTCTTCAGTGATTTCGATCTGAATCTCCTCTTCTTGAGGAGCTTGATTCACATTTTCAACACTCATAATAAACTCACTATATCGTCTGGGTTAAGGATTGTGCCGATGACCTCGTCATCGTTAATGATGCGCACTTCCGCGCCATCTTCAAGCTTAAACCTAGCGCCAGCATAGCGGCCAATCATGACCCACTGCTTTTCCTCGCACCAAGGTGTATCGCCGAATTTTGCTTTGTCGTTATAACAAAGTGGCCCCATTTTCACGACATAGGCAACAACGGTAGCCAGCGCTTCCCGGTCCATTGTCGCTTTAGTCAGGACAATGCCGCCCTTGGATTTGGCTACGCCCGAGTAGGGCAACACCAACATCCGCCAACCCACAGGGTCGGGCATTCTCTCTATTGCGCTTTTTTCCAAAAGCGTTGGATCAAGAACCACTTGATCCGGGTCAACGTAAGCACCCTCCACACTCATTTATCGCTCCTTAAAGTGATTAGCTAGTTCTTCCTCGATAAATGATAAGGCCTTTAACTCGCCTTGTATATATTTGTATTGTTCCATGCACGTTAGTGCACCGGAAGTCAACGTCCCGGTTAAGGTCTCACGACGATCTTCGATCGCCTTTTTAATTGCACTAGCAAGATCAACCTCTCGCATCAGTCAATCTCATAGAAATTCAGGCCTTTTGTGGCCGCACCGCCGCCGCGAACCTTTTTAACGACGCGCTTAACAGCGCCGCCGTTCTTCATTTCCTTAGCTTTTTTCATGGCGATAGCTATAGCCTGATTATGTGACTTGCCAGCCTTCATCTCAGTTTTGATGTTATCGCCAATGTTTTTCTTGCCTTTTTTAAGTGCCATTACTTTTTCCCCTTTGCTGGTGCTTTCTTTGGAGCTTTCTTTGCTTTAGCTTTAGGCTTAGCCTTAGCTTTCGCAGGTGCTGGTTCAGCCGCAGGTGCTGGCGCAGGCTCTGGAGCCGGTGCCGCAACTGGCGCAGGCTCAACGCCTTCGATTCTGGCTTTTTTGGCCGCAATTCTTGCGTCAGAAGCCGCCTTTTTGTCAGCCTTTGCTTTAGCTTCCGCTTCGCGAGCTTTCGCCTCGTCTGCTGACCTTTGCTTTTTCCATTCACGAAGCTTTGCAATTGCCTCTTTCATGTAGCTAATCATTGTATTGTGCCTCCAAATTTGGCGTTAAGTTCGAGAAGTTTGAGTTCAGCCTGCTGTTGTAGGCGCTGAATAGCTAAATCCATCTTCTCATCATTGATATCACGCTGTGTCTGTATGCGTTGCTTGGCTATCTCAGTTTCGAGTAGCTTTTCGTCTGAGCGCGCTTGCTCTTTTGCCTCAAACTGAGCTTGGTCCATATCCATTTCTTTATCTCTAAGCTCTAGCTCACGCTTACGAATTTCCACTAATGGATCTTCGTCACTGCCTTGACCAATACTCATGAGCAGGTCTTGAGTGAGCTGAGCCAAGATAGGCGCGGAATACTGCTCCGTCATATCGTTCATCTGCTGTTGCATAGGTTGCACCTGCTCTTGAGGCACTTGACCCGATTGAACTGCTTGGCTGAGCTGTTCCATTTGGTCGCGTAGCTCCTGCGGCAACTGCTCCTGAGCCATATCTGAAGCCATAAACTGCAAGTGTTGCATCATGTGCGCAATGATACCGCCCTGTAAAGGTGGCGTATTTTTTACGATGTCTGTCAAAAACAAACTTCGGTGCGCGTCGATATGAGCTTGATGATTTTGCTGTGGGAAGGCCTGTGCCGGTGCTCCCATCATAAAGCCAGAGTTTTCTGTACCAGCATCAATAGGCATAGGCGTGGGCGGTGGTGCAGGCGGTTGCAGTAGCCCCTCAACATTATCAACACCCAAGGCCGCGTACATACGTCGGTAAGCCTCGTACATTCCTTGAGGACCGTGGATTTCTGGGTTTGACTGCACTAACTGCAATAGCTCTTGAGCCATGGTGATTCGTTGGCTCTGGCTAAAAATGTTTGGATCGCTGACCGGAATGATGTCTACCCGGCCGTCGAAGTCCTGTAGTTTTATTTCCTGCGGCCCGGTGCCCGTTAAATAAGGATAGGACGGCGGCAAGTATTCAGCAAAAACCTTAGCCAATAACTGAAATTCTACACGCTGGCTGTAATGCAAGCGCTTATGAATCGCAGACATCACCTTGGTGCCACGCTCCAGCAAAGCTACGGTAGTGCCTACTGGCATGGCCTGATTCATGTCACCAACATTCATGTCGGCTATGGACGCAAACCTTTTACCCGAATCTACTAATAGTCCTAGCAACTGCATCAAGACATTGCTGGGTTCTTTGATTGGCAAAGGTATAAGGTTTTCTTTAAGACTACCGCCGGTAGTGTCGATGTCTCTAAACTCGCCGGGCTGTAGCGGATCATCCTCGTCACGAATGCGCATACCGCGAGCCTTGAAACCAGCAGGTAAGTTAGCCAGCGTACCGGCATCAATAAGTTGACGAAGAATCGAGGTCGACGCTTTAGCTAAACCACCAATCATGTGGCTCAGGCCTAGTCCGTAGAAGCCTAATCCGGGCAGGAACTTGTACTGCACGAAGTAATTGATCTTCTGCTTAAGAGGGTCGTTTTCAGCGTAATTTCTGCGGATAGCTAAAACACGCTGAGACGGCTCATCAATTGTGATGATATATGGAAGTTTAAGCCCTGTAGGGCGCCCTTCCGCATCTGTGTCCTCGTAACCGGGTAAGTCAAGGACGGTGTGCACCTCATACACAGTATGATTACGATCGTTGTTGTAACTGGGCTCCATGCCCTCGATCTCGTCAATTTGCTCTTCGATCTCGTCACGACTTAAGTTGTAACTGCCACCTGTAAGCTCGACGTCCCGGTAGAATCCGCTGAGTTGTGACTTGCGAATCTCGTTCTTGGACATCTGTAATACATGGGTGACACGCTCTGCCGTAAAGATATCGGTGGCTTCATAAGGCACGACTAAATCTTGAGGCTGAATAAACTTACTCATCGCCTTGTTTTGAGCTGAGTCGTAGTACACCTTCTTGAAAGCAGACCCTGCGAGAGGCAGGTAGAACAACATCATGTCTAGCTCGGGATCAAACTCCTGCATTACGTTGAGAATGTAGAAGTTCATGAATTCTTCGACCCGCGAAGCTTGCGCTTCTACCTCGGGAGATCTTGCACCGACGATCTCTGTCTTAACGGGACCTTTCGCAGGCAACATTTCTTTGTATGCCTGCGCCTGAAACTGTGTCACAGCCTCAGCTAAAATTGGGTGTATGACGCCAGTGGAGCCTTGGAAGGGTGAGCTTCTAGCCTCGTCAAACTTCATTCCGAGGTATTTTAATCCGTCGACATACGTTTTTTCCCACTCTGACCGGGACTCTTTGTCGGATTCAATAGAGCCCAAGACGTCCTTGGCTAAACGCATCAAATCGCTATCAACGAGGAACTCAGCAAGGTTTGAGTCAAATGCAATGCCTGTTTCCATTTCTACAGGCGCGTCAATCTCGTCATCCACAAGAATATCTTCTTCCGTAACCAAGATTTCTGCCGCAGAGCGGATTTGATCGGCACGGCTTGGTTCAGGCGTCACCTCAACTGCGTTGCCAAAAGGTATTACATCGGGATCGTCTTGTGTGCCTAGCTCTCGCTTTTCAATAGCCATTAATAATATACCTTTCTGTCACGCCTCAAAGGGTGCATTTCATTGACGTGGTCATTCTCCAATGACAGGAAACCGCCCTGTCGAAACCGCATCAATGCCATTGTCGCCGAGTCACAATAGTCGTCGTGCTCTCCGTAAGGGAAGGAAGCCATTTCTTCTATCACCTCTTCGGCAAATTGTTGTTCAGGTGCCCATACCATACCAGACTCAAATATGGGAGCCACAGAATTCATTCTGGCAATCTTATCCTGACCTCGGCTTGGCGTATAGGCTGTCACTGGAATGCCCATGCGGCGCAGTTCTTGCGTCAATGGGGTGCCCGACGCCTTGGCCTCAATAAGAACGCAGTCTGGCTCCCAATATTTGTATTCATCCCAAGCCAGTTTTTTAAGCTCAGGGAAGTCCATTCTGACCCGCTTTGCGTCAAGCAGTATGATTTGATCAGGATCTCCATCTCGTGGCTTAAACACCGCCCACGTAGTAATCGCCGAATAGTCAGCCGTTTCTTTCTTGGAAAACGCCGTGTCGTAGCTTTGTATGACGTAGTCATACTGCGGGATGTGGTCTTGCTCCCACATATTCCACCACTCGCGCTTTACAATAGAACCCTCTTCTGCGGTAGGGTTCTGCATCCACTGCGCATTCCACTTGGCCACTGGTAGTGATGCTTTGACCGAGAGCAGTTCTTCTTTTTTCCAATACTCTGGCCAAAGCGGCTCGTCAGACTCCGGCATAATCGCAGGGAACTCAATGACTTCCCATTGGTCTGCGTGATCGTCTCCCTGCCTTTTCAAGACCTTGCCCACTAGGTCTTTGGTGGACCATCGCGTCATAACGATTACGATGATGCCTCCCGGCTGTAAACGCTGACGAGGACCAGAGGTATACCACTCATAGACCGAATCCATGGCAGTAGGGCTCAGAGCATCTTGTTCCGAAACTGGGTCATCGATAATGAGTAGGTCCGCACCACGTCCTGTAATTGCGCCACCCACACCGGCATAGAATGATTCACCGCCTTGATTGGTGGTCCATCTACCTGCTGACTTGTTATCAGCCTGTAGCTTCAGTTGCGGGAAAACTTCTTTATATTCATCAGAGTCGATAATGTTACGAACACGACGGCCGAAGCGCACCGCCAGTTCTGCGGTGTGCGTCGTCTGTATGATCTTGAGATTGCCCCGCAGGCCCATCATCCATGCGGGAAAAAATGTAGAGGCAAATTCGGATTTAGTATGTCGAGGAGGCAGGCATACAATCAATCGCTTAAGCTTGCCCTCGGCAATTCGATTGAACTTTTCGCCAATAATCTTGTGGTGTCGACCCTCTACAAAATCAGGCCACTGGCTTTTGATGAAGCTAATAAAATCGTGCTGACAGCTATCCTGCTTTTCTAGCCGCTTGTAACGATCTAGGAGCGCTAACGCCTCCTGTTGCTCTTGTCTGCTTAGAACATCGAAGTCCTTTAAAAGCGCATTCGTCATGGAAGTTACTCAGGATAGCGGCCCGTGCGGATCATTTCGCAAACCTCGTCGGCGCGTGGTCCTACTTGTTTAGCCCAACGCGAGTCGTAAAACTCATCACCAGCCTTAGCGTAGTCGCCAGTAGCCATTGCGGCCATAGCGTTTTTGAACCCCATGAGCCGGGTCAGTCCAAGGTTAAAACAAAGGTTTACGATAGCGTCTTGACGTACTGAATCTAGGTCCATGAACCACGACAGTGCGATCAATTCCTGCTTGCACCTTTTGATGTCGTTTTCCAAAAGGTAATCTATTTCATCATCTGATAAGCCTAAGCCATTGTTTTCGCTTATGTTTCTGCCTACACCAATTGTTTCAAAACCGGCCGGGCACAGGTAACAGAACTTTTTGACGCCTTCATGGCGCTTTAATTGTGCAACGAGCTTGCTCATAGGTTATTCCTGCTTTTGTGACGCCCCGAAATAAAAACTCACTACCGCCGATACGAGCCCTCCCAAATACCCGAGGATCAAATTGATCAATTCCATTGACGTAGATCCGGGTGGTTCGATAACAATAAACGCGCAGAAAGAACAAAAGAACAGCACCATAATTAGGCCGATAGTCCGAGCTGTCCAATCTGTTGAAAAGTTAGATCGAGCGTCCTGAATGTCTTTGGTCTCTAACTCAAAAACGTCGACCTCTAGCTCCTTCATGCGCGCTTCAAAATTTAGCTCTGCTTTTTTTATTTCGGCCAACTGTTCAGGCGTGGCTTGCGCCAAAGCCCTCTCAATCTTCTGTGGGGCAGGATCGCAACCTAAGACGTCCGCCAGCATAGATGCGGCCGCGCCGCCAACAGGGCCCCCTAAAGCGGCTCCTAACGTAGGTGCAAGTGAGCCTACCAATCCTTTTACTTTGTCAAAGTTCATCGAAAATACTCCACAAATACCAACGAGCCTAAAATAAACGGGTAGACAGCAAGCAACATACGCTCTTGTCGCTTAAACTGCTCAGCGCCTGA